TATATGGCTTATAAGTTACACCGTTTAGTTTAATTTTTTGCTTACCAGTTGTAACATCTGGTTTTAAGAATTTAATTTTGTTCATAGTTAGTTATTTTATTTGTTATACATTTATATTATCTTGCTGTTGTCAAATTTAATTTGTGATTTACTCATAATCACTACCGAAATAGCTTAGAACCATTGCTGATATTAGTATTAGTATTATCCACTCACCCATTATCTACAGTTCATTTTATACTGCTTGTTAAGTTCAGTGATACCACACGCATGGTGAGGTGATGTACTCATACAACTTGACATTAGTATTATTGTTGCTAGTGCAATCATTATTAGTTCTGCTACGTTTTTTTCTACTACTTTTACCATTTTATTTATCATTTTAGTTAATATTCTAGTCTAATCCGTCTCTATTACCTTGATACAGTCCACTATCAACTGATAGTTTGTGCATTTTACCTATTATTTCACTTATAGGATTTACTTTTCGTTTTACTTCATTTTGCCATATTTCTTCTGACTTGAAGTATATATCTTCCATAGTTAAGTTAATACCTAAGTAACCTATATGGTGTTTTTGATTAAAACTATCAGTTATTGTGACACTGTAATGAGAATTACCTCTGTACTTTGTTATATCTATTTTTCTTGACATATTATTTTTATTTATATTATCTTACTATTATTTAATTTAATTTGTGACATTTGCCTGTTACTCTAGTTATATTAACTACCTAATGTCATAGTTTTAAAAAGAAGAGGTTTGGTAGTTGTGAGACTTGAACTCACTCCATTATTGGGCCGCCTTTACTACCACCTCGACTTTACTAACTAACTAAATTAGTTCTTTGTTTCTACATATAGTTGGTATGTTATTAGTCGCTGTGTATGACTTATATTTTTCCCAACACGGTAGAGTAGTTAATTTTTCTTTCATGATTTCATATACTTTATCATGGTTATAAGTTACTTCATCACCTTTTTTGTTAGTAAATACTATTACTTGATTTTTACCAATTAATGACTTTCTTACTACAAATCTTTTACTTTTTAATACATTTTTCATAATTTCTTTATTTTATTTAGTTAGTTATTTGTTTTTACATTTATATTATCTTACTTACATCGATTTTAGTTTGTGTAAAGTATATACTTTGTTTACTTGATATTTATAGTATACAGGTACTGTTCTACTTCTCCTACTCTTCGATTAGAAATTTTATATCGTCAATAGTAGTTTCTATCCACTTCTCTCTACACTCCGACTCGTCGTACTTAAATATATTATTTAATAATAGTTTTAATAATTTAATTTTTAAAGTTTCTAACATTGTTTATATTTTTATTGGTTACGTATATATTATCTGTTAGTGGTCTAATTAAGTTTGTGCACGAGTGGCCGTTGCTATACACGGGTGCTATACACACCCACTTCTGAGTGCGCTGCGCTCGCTTACTTTATCTGTAAGTCTCTGCAGAATGCTGGCATCGCATTACTATTAGTATAACTTTTATACTTTGCAAAGCAGTTCATGTTATCGAATCTTTCTTTGTGCGCATTGTAAACTTCATCATGATTATATTTAACTGTTTCATTTTTCTTGTTTACAAATGTTATAATAGTATTCTTACCTATTAAAGTTTTTCTGATGACGAATCTTTTAGTTTCCATAATTTAATTTATTTAGTTAGTTAGTATTTTATTTACATATATATTATCTGTGTGTCTACTAATCTAGTTTGTGCTAAAAAATACAGTATAAATAAGCGCTACAGCAAAACGTAAAAAGTTTACGGCAAATCGCTGGCCGTAGGGGGCCGTGGGGCTTTTGCAAAGCGTTTTCGCTAGCAGGCAGAGGTGGGGGGAGGGGGCGCTATACTACACTCCAACATTTATAATATAGTGTAAATTACTTCTTTACTATGTAATAATATAGCTATGGCAAAACAAAAACTTACACCTACAGCAATGCGTATGAAAGCGGCTAGAGATAAAAAAGCTGCCATGACTCCTATTAGGCGTAAGAAAAAAGCAGAAAACCAACGTAAAAGACGTGCTGCTATTAAAGCCGGTAAAAATATTAAAGGCAAAGATTTTGATCATAAAGATCGTAAATTTAAGTCTGTAAAAGCTAACCGTGGTAATGACGGTAAAGGCACAAAAAAAGAATAACATGGCATTTAAACTAAAATCAGGAAATAAACCACCTTTTAAAATATTAGGTTCTACGCCTAATATAAAAGAAGGTTTAGATCGTAAATACGGTTTAGGTGACTATGCAACAGGTGGTACGAAGCAGCGTATGCTACCTGGTGAATCTGAATATCAGTATAATATTAGAATAAAAAGATTAAATAGTCAAAAAACAAAAAATGATTATACTGAAGAAGAAAAAAGATTTCACGCTAAAATGAGTGATGATCTTGCTGAAAAAGATGATCCAATGTTTGATGAACCAGGATATATACAAGGTGTACATGGAAGCTTTGCACCTAAACCTAAAGGTGATTTAAGAAAAGATGTAGAATTACCAAACTTTGGCATTACAGATACTATGTCTTTTGGAGAAGCTTTTAAACAAGCAGGTAAAGCAGGTGCTAAAATAGGAGATATATTTGATTATAAAGGAACTAAAATACTTTATGATTTTAAAGATAATAAAGTTAAAAAAGAACCTACTATTGATAATATACCTAGCTATATAACACAAGTACCACAGTTTAAAGATCTTACTTTAGAACAATATAGATTAAATCCTATTGGTTATCAAAAAGGAGCGGAAAACTTTTTTAAAAATAATCCAGGATTTTCATAAAAAATATAGGGAAACACCCTACAACCAAGTTATTAACCAAAAATAAAACCAAAATGACTTATTTATACTACAAGACTAGTACATATACTAGCAACGCAAAACCGAATGAAAAAACTATTAACCAGTGGAAGCATTTAGCTGACAAATCAAACTGGAGAATTACACAATTACCTAACGGTTTTTATCAAACTGAGGTAAATGATCCAGAAAATGATAAAAATTGGCACGATGTTACGCGAAGAGAAACCATAGAAGGTGCCGAAGCAGCAATTGATGGCAGCATCGATCATTTCTCAAAGAAATTAGAGGCTACAAAAGGCCCAAAAGTAATAAAAACGTTCGAATAGAGCAATAATTTAATTAAATTTAATCAAATATGGAATACAATCAGCCTAGCGAGATTGTCAAAGACGTGAATTTTGGCGATTTTGCAAAAAATAAGGTAATTACGGGCGTAGAAAAGCTCGCAAAAGCAGTAAAATCCACCTTAGGAGCATCTGGAAAGTGTGTAATATACGAAGATGCAAGAGGTTTACCGGTAATAACAAAAGACGGTGTTACAGTAGCAGAATCTGTAGTCTTATTTGACCCGGTTGAAAACATAGGTGCAACTCTTATTAAAGAAGCTGCTAAAAATACAGTGAAAGAAGCAGGTGACGGTACTACTACAGCTACTGTCCTTGCTGAATCACTATTAAAAGAAGCAAATAATAGTGAAGAAACTATTAGAGATATAAAAGACGGGATAAATTCTAGTCTTAAAAAGGTAAACGATTACCTAGATAAGATTTCTGTCAAGATCGAAGGCGACATGTTAGAATCTGTTAGCTCAATTAGTTGTAATAATGATGCAGAGCTAGGAAAGATTATAGCAGAAGCTTATACTAAAGTAGGTAAAGATGGTGTGGTATTAATGGAAGAGTCACCAACTGAAGAAACATACGTTGAGATTGTAGATGGCGTACAGATAGATTCAGGACTTACATCACCACATTTTGTTACTGATAAAGATAAACAAGTTTGTGAACTTGATAATCCATTAGTATTAATCGTTAGTTCAGAAATACCTAATATAAGAAGAATACAAACAGTATTAGAACATGTTATTAAAAATAAACGTTCTTTGCTTGTTGTTGCTCCTGTTGACCAGCAGGTTAAAGCTGCACTTCTTATGAACAAGGTAAAAGGTAATATAAAAGTTAATATAGTTGATTTACCAGGCTTTGGTCCTACAAAAGATGATACAATAGAAGATCTTGCATTTTTATGTGGAGCTACAGTTATAAACGAGCAACTAGGTGATGATCTTGATTTAATAGATATTAGTTGTTTAGGTGAAGCATATACAGCTATTACAGATGATAAAAACACTGTATTAACTATTGATACTCCGCACGAGCAAATGGAAGAAAGAATAGAGAGTATTAAGAAAACTATAGATAAATGGGATAAAAATCCTTTTATACAAAAGAAACACAGACAAAGACTTGCTATGTTAAATGGTAGCGTAGGTATTGTTAAAGTAGGTGCAAACTCTAAAGTTGAAATGAAAGAAAAGAAAGATAGAGTTGAAGACGCTATATATGCTACTAAAGCAGCATTAAAAGAAGGTATTGTACCCGGCGGTGGTGTTGCGCTATTAAACGCTTCACAAAAAATTACCGCTGACGCGGTAGGTGAAGACATATTATTAAATGCTATAACATCTCCATTTAACACTATACTTGAAAACGCTGGTCTTGAGCAAATAGCACCTCGTCCTAAAAAAGGTTTAGGTGTTAATGTTGTAACAGGTGAAGCTGTTGATATGATATCTTCTGGTATTATTGATCCAGTACTTGTAACTAAGTCTGCTCTTAAAAATGCAGTTTCTGTTGTTAATACTATAATATCTGCTGATTGTGTAATTTCAAACATGAGAACAAATGAAAGCAATCAATAGATATATAATAGTAGATAAAATAAAGACAGAGCCTAAAAAGGTTGCTGGTCTTATAATGACAGATGATACTGATGTAGATAACCGTTATATAAAAGCAAGAATAATATCGTGTGGTAATTTAGTTGAAGGATTAAAAGATGGTGACACGATATATTACGATAAACATGCTGGACACGACATATCATGGAAAGAAACTCTTTATAGAGTTATTCGTGATGGTGACGTTGTTTTAGTAGATTAAACCCAAACCAAAAACCCAAACCTTAAACTCAAAACTTAAAACAAATTATTTATTAACCTTAAAAAATTAAAACTATGTTTTTAGTATTTATTGATGACGCTGATGATGCAGCTTGTTATCCAGCGTCAAGACTAGTTAGTATGAGTTGTGCTGCTAACGCTACTATTAAGCTAAACTTTGAGTCTAGTCTTAATGACGCTAGTGAGCAAGATTTAGTTACTTTAACTTGTACTGCTGACAAAGAAAAAGACGTTTTCTTAGCTATAGCAAAACAACTTGAGAACGGCGGAACTTTATTAGTTGCTGATGATGTTGCTGGTGTTTACTGCCATAAAGACATTACCGCTTGCGCAATTACACTTGACACATAATAAGTGCGATTAACCGCGCAGGATCTGCGTGAGATGAATATCCTTAAGTATTACAGGCTCACTAGAAAGTGGGTCTGTAAAACTTACGGGTTAAAAGA